CTCTTCAGCATCCTCTACTTCCTCAGTAGGAAGCTGAGTAGCAGCCTCTTGTTTTTCTAGGTTCTTAACTAACTTCTTTGCTAAAATTTTCTTAGGAACTTCTTCAGCAATTCGAGCCTGTTTTTCAGCCTCCTTGCTTACTTCTGCCTCTGTCTCAACAACCTCATTGTCATACATTTCTAAGAGATCATCGGCAGATGTGCTCTTAGGAGGAGGGGCCACCACTGAAGGACTATTTATTACATCAATTTTTCCGCTCATTTTTTCGCTCATTCAATCGGAGGCTGAGGAGGTAATGGGGGAGGCGCTGTAGGCGCACCCGCATCCACCGGAGCCCCTGTGTCTATAGGACTAGGCACTACGCCTCCTGCTTCTGGGCCAATCGGAGTAGCTTCCATGGGAGCACCCGGGTTAGCTGGCATCATAGGAGGGAGTGCGGGCACTGGGAGCCTAAAGAACGCTGGCCAGTTAGGGCACTGAAGCTCTAACTGCTGTCTAAAGGCTAAGTTTGGCATCCTAACTGGCATACCGAATGAGTCCGTTAGTCCGTATGCCTTTTCGTACATCAGATACTCAGTCACATAGAGATGATTCTGTATGACTAGTTTTCTGTCCTCTGGCATCCTCTCTTTGTAGTCTCTCCCTTGAGTTATCTGCATATGAATCTGCCAGTGAGTGATTAAGTCCTCATCCTGAGTAGGTTCAGCTACTTGTATTCCACTCACCATGTCATCGTTCTCGGACATAGCACACCGACTTGCGCGTGTAGCAATATCCTTAAACTGTTCATCTGCTGTCATATCAAGGAAATTAATAAACTGCCCACGAGTAATCGGAGCATCAGGATCAAGCCGTACTTGAGATAGCTCAATTAGCTCTTCAATTCTTGCAGCAGGAGACTGAGAAAGTGCAGTGCTATTCTCAATTCGTACATCGTATGGCTTAGCTAGATTTGCAGCTTTAAACTTACGAACTCGGTACTCATTGTCCTTGCCAAGAATACGAGCAAGCCTTCCATCCGAGTCGTCAGCCATGCTGCCCATAGTAGAGAGAGAAAGACGAGCATTATCAATAAGAGCTACCTCGTTATACTTAACAGCAGTAACGTAAGCTCTCTTATCTTCTTGCTCCTCAAGCACTCTCAAAGCTTTTGCAGCTCTTACCCCACTAGGAGCTTGACCACGAGACATTGTAAAAATGCCCGATAACTTCTCTAACGTGGATTCTAACTTATTGATGTAATTAAACATCTCTCCATTCACCGGAGGCATAGATAAAATGCTTGGAACATCATCATTATAGAGAACTACCGTAGAATCATTTACTAACTGATTAATATTTACAGAGCCTTCTCTAGCTGCAATCTTTGGATGCGCCATAAGAACAAAGCTCTTATAAATAAGAGAAGCGCATGCATTAACTTGAAACTGAAGAGGGTAGAGCTGCTGAAAGAATGACATGCCACGAATCTGATCCGGCACTTCAATGTCATTCATGTATACATACGGGATTTTGCCATGCTGATACGGCAAATCAGTATTTTCTAAGATAGCTGTTTTGGTAAACTTAATGTACCTACCCTTATCTAGGAACTCAGAAGAGCGATGAAATAACTCGTACACAATGCACTCGTTTTTCATTTTGCCAATATCAAGCTTTCTATTAGAGAAGACTTCCATGCCATCATCAGGCTTAATTAAGTCTTCTTTCTCTGGATACTTAGCTTTTACGTAATCAACATTCTCGCTAGACCAGCGAATACTCCAATCTATGTCATCCCTATTGCGGCAGGGCATATCAAATACATGCCAAGGAGGAACTACCTTGTACTCAACTTCCCCAATACGAATGGCTTTTTGAATGTATAGAGGCTCTCCCTTTTCAGACAGAACTGGTTGCCCGTCTTTCCCTGTAACTGGAATGCGATACCCCTGAGATTGAGCCTGTACCCAGTCAGGATGTAAATCTCCCTTATTGGGGTTCCAAGTAATCCACAAATAGGCTTCACCAAATATTTTAACTTGACGAACAAACTCTTGGAGGTACTTGTCGATATTATTTTGATACCAAATGTAATTAAGTACGTCCTTAGCAATCTTTGCGTCATCAGAGTCAGACATCTCTGAGCTAGCTGGATAAATAGCTACTGCTGGACGATACCGGGTAAGCCTACTTACCCATTGTTCCACAAAGTCATACAAATGGTTAATAACCACCCGAGGAGAACGGCGAGTAAGAATTCCCTGTTTATCAAGCCACTTATTTGAGTACCTATCTTGCATGATCCAGTGAATGCCACGGAAAAGCATGAGGTTATCCTGCTGGATTTGAAAGTAGTACCCATAATACTCCTCACACGCTTCTACGGTTTCCCTAGCCCACTTAAGAAGAGCTTCCTCGTCCGTCAAATCTGGCAATGTCCATAAGGGACTAAAGGTTTTATCTGTGTACTCCAGATCGTCAAAAGGCGAATTTGATAACGGATTAATAGCACTCATAGGACTTCACCCTTTGCCTTTGCTTTCTCGTATTGTTTTCTAGCTTCATCAATTAATTCTATTTCATCATCGGAGAGTAGCGGCTTTAAAAACTCAGCCTCTTCGTTTCCAAAAAGGTCTTCAAGCTTTCCTTTTGCTACCGCTTCACTCACTAACTGTTCCTTAGAAATGAATTTTGGTCTAGCCCCTATGCCTTTTGATAGAATTGAGACTGAAACATTTGAAGCGCTAGCCATCCTAAACGCATTCTCAGCAAGCTTTTTTGTTACCTTGGCTTCAATAGTAAGCTGCTGGATAAGGCCCATAAGCCTATCAAGCTTTCTCTCGTCAATGCTTTTTGTAACGTAGGTATTATGAACAACCTTACATTTTCTAAGCTGTAAGTAGAAAAAACTTAAAATTATCGCAATTATACTTATTGAAATGTAATGTCCCATGGATCCGCATTTATAGAATTAAATAAAACTTCCTCATCCCAGCCAGTCACTAAATCTAGCTCCCTGCTCTGAGATAGTCCCTCAATGTCCCTTGCTTGTAAGTGGGCCCTCTGGGCCTCTACTCGCTCAACAAATTTGTAATTAACGTGTCTAAGTATGTACCTAAAGTCATCCAGCAAATGATCTCCATCTTCAGGTAAATCACCCTTTTCGTCAGTTACATAATTCTCTACTTCCTTAATAAAATTAATACACCTATCAGAAACATAGAGAGCATCCTCTGCTGCCATGAGGCTTTTAATGAGAGCTATATCATCATCAATAAATCTTGTGGTTTTTGCACTTCCTACAAGACTGGCTTTAAAGTTGGTTTGAATTAGCTCTTTCCACCACGCTTCAGCAGAGTCATACCCATTAATCCATCTGCCATCAAAAAGCTCTTTTTGCTTAGCTTGAATTCGATGCCACATTCTTAGTGGCTCTGTGCTTTTCCTATCTGTCTCGTATATCTCATCAAGAATAAAAATTTGAGCTGTATATGGATTATACGCTGCAAACAGAACTGCAAAGCAGGTAGCAGCTCCGGGGTCAGCAAAGGCTATCCACTTCATCTTCTTTTTATCTTTCTCAAGAGTAGCTGTTAGTACATTGTGTGGCCGCACATGCGTTTCTCTTGACCAGAATGGGAATACTACGCCCTCACCACCAAAGCAGTCTTCTCCGTAATATTCGCGTCTTGCAATTGCAGAGTTACCAGAGCGAACTAGCGCATCAATAGTCTTTTGTAGCTCTTCCTTATCGATAGTTGGATTAATGCTGGTAGGAAATTGAAGATAGAGCCTAGTCTTATCTCCACCAGCAATTTCTTGTAAAAGCTGTTTTTTAAACTGCATGTAGTAGCAGTCTCTTTTAGGAGGAGTGCCAGTAATAATAAGAGAGGAGTTTTTAGCCAAAAGATTTGGACGCATTATCTCCAAGTCAAACTCTTGGGAATGACGCTGAAACTCATCGTAGAAAACTAAGTGAGGCTTAATACCAGCGTGAGCTGCTGTATTTTCGCAGCCATCTACGCAGATAAAGGAACCGTTTTTAAAAACTAAACGAATCTCAGAGTCTTTGGCCTGATCGATAAATTCAGGAGGAGGATAATTCTGTAGTCTTCTACTAGCCCAGTAAATTTCTTTTCCTTGCTTACGCTCTGGGCAAATAATGTAAATCTGGGAATTAGGCTCTAGAATGGCCTTAACAGTCGCAATGTAAAGAACAGACTCGCTTTTCCCAGCATTCCTGCCCCATTGGGACTGAATTATTCTTTTCTTGTCATTAAAGTAGGCTTTCGCTAGCTGAATTTGCCCTGCGTGTAATGGCCTTTTGTGTACGTTATTAATGCGATCATAAATCGCTGCCATGATATTCCGATGATTTGATAATGCCTTTGCTGCATTACTGCTCATCTGGAACCTCTGGATACTCAAAGACTGGATCTATTTCTTTTAGGTCTTTAAGTATAACGCTGACACTCTGAGACGTTGTTTCAGTTATGTGAGTTTTATTGGAAATATTTTGAGTAGACTGACCTGTTTCTAGCCTTAAGATATTGTTTAATTCTGCGGCTACCATTGTTAAATCTCGAATCTCTCTGGGAGAGAAGGAGCGTAACCTTTCCTTATCCTCAATAACGCCCTGAACAGCTTCCTTTACGCCTTCTAGGGTAAGTCCTACTATCTCCTTAATGAGAGGGAGCTTACGCCTATAAACATCCTTTTTAATCTCAGTAATAGCCTTATCTACTTTCTCTTCTATACGGATAAGGTTTGCGTACTTTTCGATAGTGCGATGGGGAAAGCCTGTAACGCGATGAAAGGCTTCAACAGCCAAGTCTATAGGCATGTGAAGGCGTAGCTCTGGGAATTTCTCAGCAACTAGCGCCTTAAGATTCTCATCCGTAGCATGGCCTTTCCCGGGCACATACACAGGTTTATGCCAAGGATGCATATTGTTGTAGAACTGCTCAAAGTCTGCTTCTACTTTAAGCCTTAGCGGGCCTTCCACGTTTTTTAACCTCTAGGATGACTGGTTCTGGAGCTACTTGAGGCTCCTCGAACTTAGTCATTAAATATTGAATTCCTAAAGGGTCTAGTCCTTTCACTCTATTGAGAACAAACTCTACTTCCATCTCAGATAAGTGCTTGCCTAAGACTGGAAGTAGTTTTTCCTTTGTCATCTCTTGGCCAAAAGAAACCTGATAAGCTTTAAGTAAGTTATCAAATACTGCGTCTAGCTGTTCTTTTGAGTGCTTCATTAGATCTTTTTTACAACCTGATGGCCTACGCCAAGAGCAAGTACTACGTGAGCAACAGCAGCTCCAATATTAGCAACGCTAGGGAGCACTAGTGCGGCATTAACAGCATCAAGTGCTAAGGGAGAGCCAGTTAGTACGTTAGCAAATAAATACCCTAAAATAGTTTTCCAACCATTTAGAGGGCCACCAGCTAGTAAGCCTGTAAGGAACTTCATATGCATCCTTTAATTTATATAATTAGCCTCAATTGCATCACTCTTATTGTTTTCAAAGTACTCCAGAACCATTTTAACAACATCCTGCTGAGCAAGTCCTGATACATTATCGGTATCAAATACAACGCAGAGATTCCCTGACTTATCAGCAGAGAATAGCGCCCTTCTCATTTCAAACAATTTCTGTGCCCATTCTGGCAAGCTTAATACGCAAGCCTCTAAATAATGTTCTAATCCTACTAATTCAGCAGGAACTTCCTCGATAGTTGAATCTGTTTCTGATTGCAAAAGTTCTTTCTCTTTGTCGGAGGAACCCATTCTTGTCCTTTTTTTAGTCCATTATTACATGGTTGCCATGCAAGCCTAAGGTACTTAGCTTTGGTCTTCTTACGCCACAAGTTTATATTTACCTCGGATAAAGATATTCCGTCTAGATCAAGTATATCTCCAGACTTAGTGTCTCCATGCCTTTCGCAAAGAACGCCAGAGACACAAGAGCCCTTTAGTGGATTATCTACTAAAATAGCGTTTGGCATATGAAGGTTTGTCAGCATCAGGAGATTCATTCTTGCTGGCTTTGATAAATCGCATTCTAAGCAGGGAGATACTAGTAGCTGAATATTCCCCTGTCTTTTAGATAGCTGAGCATTTAAAGCGTTAAGTCTAGCCGCATACTTAGAAACAAAGGCTGGATGTAATTTCCTTACCTGAGAATCTAATTTTGAGCGGGAAACGCCAGCATGGATCTCATGCGGCTCTAGTCTTTTGTTTCTAAGGCCGGGGCTATTAATAACATGAATTCTTAGTATGATTTTCTTCTTAAGCCTTAAAAGCCTATCGAGATTAGGGCAACCTTTAGGGTTAAAGGTGTTATCGAGAAAGCCCGTAGCAATAACAGGAGAGCCTTTAAACTGCTCTCGTAGACCCTTAAAGTTATATTGTGGATGACAGAGCCCTAGGTCGCTAATCCCTTGAATTTCAGCGTTAGCGAGAAATGGGATAAATAGGATGCTCAAAAATCCACTCAATAATTTCCTTACCAAAGATAACTCCTAGTAGTGTAGCGAACATGAGTACAACCATAAAAATTGGTATTGAGGAGCGATGGAAATCCATGAAGTCTTGAATGCGTTTACCTAGAGTATCTATAGTTTCTCTGTCTGGAAGCTGGCCTATAGCTAGAGTTTGTCTATCAACAGACTCAGAAAGCTTGTCAATTGCAGCCTTTAAAAGAGCAACTTCATGCTGTTCGTACCCATTTCTGCTGCCCATCATTTCTTCCATGAGACTTCAGCATTAGTTAGGCTGTGACGAATATCTACATGAACGAATGTGTCGTATATGCCAATACCTCTAAATACGCCTAGAGAACGAATAGCGCCTAGAAACTGCTCTTGGGATACTTGATAGCAGGAGATATCAGCAGCAAGTCCCTGCATGTGATAGCTATACTTTTCTCCACCGACAATGGCGTAATTTTCGTGAGGAGAGCGGTATCCACGAAACTTTAGGCCATTATGATTAACTCTTAGTGGATGCTTAAGCTTAGAGCGTAAGGCTTCTAAGTGGTCTAGGAGAGTAGGAGAGATAAGCAGAATTCCACGAGCGTATTGCTCTAGCCCATCAGGGGAAAGTACTTCCTCTGGTGTAAAATATCTCCAACGCCAGCTCATTTCGGAACAATTTTGCCTAAAGATGTAAGCTTTAAAAGAGCAGCATCTAATGCCTCTTGAGGTATATTAGAAAGCACTTCGTTAAGTTTGGCTAGCTGCTCTTCTAGCTGAAGCTTTAAGATTAAAAGATTCTGAGCCTGTTCTTCTGGATTTACGTTAATTTTATACATGCTACTTATCCTCTCCTAGAACTGTGCCTTGATTGAGAACGTCAGTCTGGGATTGCAATGGCCCCGGTGTGGCTTGCTGAATTTTGCCTTGCACCAAAGCCAATAGCTTTTGCTGGATTGTATCAATAACAGAATCGCAAG